GTTTTTCTCAGGTGGAGAGTTATTGTTCACTTCAGAAGAGACACCAGATCCGATATACGGGCATGGTCATTGGGATGCCAGAACACGCGTTTGCACATCATTTCTACATAGTGGCATTATCTATCATGCCGACAACAACACCTTAAGACTTGCCTTCCGACGCCAAAGTTGTTGCAGGGCACTTGATATAGATCCAACAGGAGCCTTTGATAAACAACTTCTGGCTAATCAAAAACGCATGTATGAAATTGACTTTAAGATAGATTTCAAGTATGATGGTATTGATTGGCGAGAATTAACTCATAAGCACATCAGTGATCCACATCCAAAGAAGAAGCTTAGGGAACAAGCATTAAGAGATGTCACTGGAGAGATGATTTATTACAACAGCATTTGGAAGAGTAAAGATGGTTATCGAATTAAGCTTAAACGTAATGAGTGGGCAAAACCAGGCAAATATGGTAGAACCATAGGGGACCTTGGTGTTGCCGCTAGTTTGCAAGGCGCTTTTTTCATTAGTCATTGTAAAGATTATTTGTGTTCACAATACTTTGAACATCTAGGGCGTTATGTTAAGTACATCAAAAGTGTCTCCCATTCCAATTTAATGGAAGTTTTTGGAAATATAAATGATGATACCAGTCTTAGATGTATGTATTGTCACAGCGATGATGCCATTTATCGCACTAGAAGAGGGTTAGTTTATAATCTAGACATATCGTCTTGCGATGCTTCTCATCGAGACGTTATTTTTAACATATTGATCAAGTATTTTCCTGGTTGTGATAATGCTATGACAACATTAGTTAAACAGTTATGTCAGGTTATGACTATATATTCTTCCGATAAAAAACAGAAATGTAAAATTCGCAGCAAAGGACCTTGTCTCTATTCGGGTAGTACATTGACCACTTTGGTTAACACAGTAACCATGATGGCAATTTTCCATCAATTGGAATTGTACGAAGTGGAAACACCGGATGAGATTAAAAATGCTGCTTATTCTATAGGTTATATACTCGGGGAACCTCAACTTTGTGATTCGACTACCGATCAGCAGTTTCTTAAACACTCACCGATAACAAAAAATAATCTTCCATTGTTAAACATGGGAGTTGTTTTTCGTTGTCTTGGAGTCGCTAAAAAAGATCTGCCAGGAGGAGTTAGGAATATGAAGAAGAACGCACTAGATTTTCAGGGATTGTTGATAAATGGGCTATTGACTTATGTTGATTGCCCTTTCGTTAATCGCCTGAAAGAAAAGTGGCCAGTTCCGAAGAAACCTTCTCGTGGTATCATTGCGTTCGCAAACGAACATCTTCCTTACGATTATGTTAGTACGATAGTACGATGCACTGACATGGAGTTATTCTCTAGATATCAAGCTACGCCTTCCGAGATACGATTGCTTATCGATCGCATCGAAATGACGCAAGACGCTGATGTCATAGTTGACCCTTTAGTCAATCGTATTATTGAAGCTGACTATGGTCTCGGTCTCTCTCTCTAAGAATCCTTCACAAAACCCCACCTTATATTCTGCTTTTTGGATTACCTTTTCAGAATATTCAATTATAAGGTTTAATAAAGATAAC